CGCCAGCCTGCTTCTTCAACTTATCAATCTGAGTCAGGAATTTTGCAGGCGACCCGCCTGTGGCATCTGATATTTTGCTGATATATGCGGCTCGCACGGCGTCCTTTCCTCTTTCATCGAGGGCGGGCCATATGCGTTTGATATCTGATGCGTTCCGGCTGAATACCACACTATTAATAAGTTCTGGCGTCGCCTGGCTGGTAGCGTTATTTAGATTGGTGGCAATCTTTTTGTTTAACACTTTGTTGTAGACATTGGCGTAATCTGAATTGGCCTTTATATACCTCGCCGCCTCTTGTGGCCCAAGGCTTTTGGCAACTGAGTTACGCAAGTCCTTTGTCATGGCATTTTCAATCATGTTCGTGGTGGCTTTGGCTTGGTTTGGAAATACCATAGCATCACCCTGCACATTTGATCGGAAAGCGGTTCTGTGCTGCTTTAGCAGGTCGAAATCTACGCCATTGCCTTGTGTTAACTCTCCCTTCAAGTTTCTGAGGGTGTTCAGGAGGTTTTGATCTGCAGACGTGCCAAGCTTCTCCAGCCTTGCAATACTCGTATCAATGGCATTTACCGCATTGGTTGTTTCTACCGGCGCGCTGCCCATCTTGCTGGTTATATCGTCCAGCGCAGATCCTGCTGCGGTGCGCCTTCCCTGAAGGTTGGTAGTCAGAGATTTAACGACATCATCAGGGTTGTATTCCCCGAACCTGTCCAGATAATTACTGACCAGTTGGCTCCGAGTGGCCTGCTGTTCCGCCCGGCGCGTACCGGTACCAAGCATGGCACCCTCTCCACCCTGAACGACACCTTTTGCAAACGCCCCGAGATCTTTAACGGGCACAGCAATATCTGACGTCATGGGAGTGATTCCCATTCCTTCAGCCGTATCGATCAGTTGCCTGGCTTCTGGTGCAATCTCTCCGCGCAATGCCGTGATTCCACGACCAACAGCCTTTGCTGCACCGGACAGTAGGCCTTGAGCTCCGAGGTTCACAGCGGCATTCTTCGCCACGTTACCAGCGAAGTCACCCTGCTGATTGGCTGCCTCAGCAACGGAGCCGATCGCCATATTGCCAGCGACGCCAGCGCCGCCAGCGCCGGGGATTAAATACCCACCGATAGCCTCGCCTGCCTGCGCATATGGATCAGTTGGCCGATCTACCGGGCGATACACATCATCCAGTACGCGTGGGCCACCCAACCCCTGACTGATGGCGTTAATCAGACTTGCGCCACCTTGCAGCACATCGAATGGGATGTTCACAAGCCCGCGCCCGGCCTGCTCTGCGCTCTGCAAAAGAGATTGCTCTTGCTGCGGTTGTTCCTGTGATGGCTGGGATTGTTCCTGCGGAGATTGAGCGGCAGGCTGACTAGCAAAATACTCGTCAATGGCATCGCCAATCTGCTCGTTGCTGGTTCCGTCAGGGAAATTGAAGGTCTTGCCGTTGGCTGTAACTTCCATCATTTCACCGTGAATGTTATGCCAGATTTAGACGTATAGCTGCCTCCGGCTGGTTGCTGCGCCGCTGACTGCTGCGGTGTTGACTGGCGACCGCCTCCGCCGACATTAACCTGATATTGCTGGTTGTAATTGTCGGTATATTGCTGGATATCACGGACAGATTGCTGCATTGCTTCAGGGCTTGAATAGTCAACCTGCGGCATGCCCTGAAAGTACATCTTCGCCTCTGCAACGGTGTTAATGCCTGACGCCCCCATATCCCTTGCGGCTGCAATTCCTTGGTTCTGCATCTTCCCCTGGATACGCTTAGTCGCATTGTAGAGTTGGCGCTGATCACCCCCGCTCCAGCGACTACGAACCTCAGCATCCCATGACGGAGTGCCGTTACCGCCAGTTATCCCAGTCATAAATCCAAGCTGGTCTGTTGACGCACCTGAAATAGCATCGAGATCCTTTCTCATTGCGTAATTCTGCGCGCTGGCTGCTGATGTTGGCGGAGCTGCGATTGCATTTGCAGGAACACGGACCATGTTGCCTGCATCATCAACCCCTTCGTAAAACGCATTAGCGCCAGCACCATGAAGCTTCCCGCCAACACTGACCGTTCTCCCGTCAGCAAGTTGGACTACGCGGCTGCCAGGACCAGCGCTTAATCCTGCTCGCTGATATGCCATGTCCTGACCGCGCCGAGCGGTAGATGCGGAGATGTCTTGGCCGCGGGCGGTAATATCCTGTCCTCTGGCAGTGAGTGATTCACCGGCACGATTACTACGCGCAGTTTCATCAATCTGCTGCTGCTTCTGGCCCACGTCGACCTGCTTCTCAAACGGCAACGTTGCGAGTTGCGCGCCCCGTAGAATGCCGTCGAAGCTTTGCGGGTCTGACTGCAGCAACTGCATGGCCTGATCTGGGCTCATGTTGATGGAAGCTAAAGCGGGGGCGCTTTTCTGAATCGCATCCTGCATCATCCGTGGATCGCCGCTGGCACGGGCGATGGCTATGTTGTTCAGGGATTTGTTCACGAATTTAGCGTGTTCTTCATCCTGAATGCCGATCTCCTGCTGAATGTTCTGTGCGAACTCCGGGAACTGGCGACGTAGCGCGGGCAACTGATCAGGCGTTGCATCCTGAATTGCTGAATAGAATTCATCACGCCGCCGGTTGTCTCTCTGCTGCTGAGCCATCTCCTGCTGTCGCGCTCTGGCCTGAACGTCCATTGCGTTTGCCTGAGATACCTTCAGCGCCTCACCACGGAAGTCAGGAACCATCTGGTCATAATAATTAATCGGGGCACCAAGACCCTGTAACCCGCCAAACTGAGCCATTCCGCCCTCCTTAATTAGTAAAACCCTCTGCCCAGATAGCCACCTGAGTTGCCGCCAGAGTTTCCGCTCTGGTTATTTCCACTCATTGCGCCCAGATAAGATTGCAGATTAAAGGCATCACCAAAGCCTTTGCCGACGCTGTAGTTAGCATCAGCCGCCGTTTGCCATGGGATAGCCGCCTTGCCAGCCATGATCTGGCCTTTCTGCTGGTACATGCCGGCCATGTTATTACCCTGACCAATGGCATAGTTGCCGAGCGCATTCGCCGCTTCAGCACCAAAGCCAGAAAGCCCCATCAACTGCCCATACATGTTCTGTTGCTGATTAGTCATATCAGCCAGATAGTTTTGCCCGAGCGTGGGGGCGATAGAGGCAAGCATATTCCCGGTAGCAGTGGAGCCAAGGCTGCCTGTTGCCTCTGCTGCATTAAGCCCCTGCGTTCTCGCCTGGCTTGACATCATGTTGTATTCCGGAGATGCGAAGTACTCAGCCAACGACTGATTGCGATCAATGGGTTGACCTGCAATACCCTGCAAACCAGCAAGCCCGGCTCGCCCCGCTTCTTCATACGGTGACACCCAGTTAACGGCGTTGTTATATCCAGCTTTGGATTGGTCCATCGCCTTGTCCTGGTATTTCTGCTGCTGCTTGGCGGATTTATTAGCACCAATACCGCCAAGGATGCTACTTACCCCACCCGCAACGCCTGAAATTACGCTACCCATTGGCAGGCCTCCTCATAAAGATTGATGAAATGTCAGGTGAGAATTCATAGTGAAAGCCCATGTTCCTGGCGAGATTGCACACTGATTTGTTGCTGCTGATGATTGGCGCGCGGATCTCCCTGCAGCCGATAACCTCAAGCAGTTCTCTTACTGCATCCCGGCACCGGATACGCTCTGAGCGCTTCATCGCCATGTGCAGGTCGATAAATCCGCCTTGTTCCACCACCGCGAACACACAGCACCCATTCCACAGCGCGTACTCTGCGCCGGGGTCTGCCCACGATTCGACGCCCCACAGACGCATTAATGCCTGCCCGGTGAGAGCATCAATATTTGTTAGCATGGGAGTCCTTAGTCGATGAGTCCGTGAGCCCTCAAAGCCCGCTCAAGCGCGAGGGTGCGCTGGCGTTCCGCAATGAGCGCATTAGCGATGGCTTGCACTTCTGCCTGCGAGTACGCTGCGCCTACAGTGAATGACTGATCAGCATTGAACGCGCCGAGATTGGATGTGCCAGTGCCTGCAGTCCATCCGATTTGCCGTGGTCCCAATACTTTCACGCCGTCGATAGAAAATGATGTAGCGACGCCCAGCGATGAGAGCAGTGTTTGTGCTGAGGTGGCCGACTTTGAAACGTAATCACTCTGGATATCTGAGATATCGGTTTCAGCCTGAGTAATCCGTAACTCATGGTCGGCCAGTTCAGTTTCAGCTGCAGTGATGCGGAGTTCATGATCTGCGATATCCGATTCTGCTTTGCTGATTCGCTGGTCATGGTCAGCCAGGGTAGCCTCGGCCAGTTCCAGCCGCGCCTCATGGTCGGCAAGGATAAGGTCATGCTCATCCAGCCTGACAAGCGCCCCAGATACGGCACTACCTGCGGAGTTCGCCTTTTTAGCGATGCTCGACAAGTCCTGTTGTTGAGACAGGACGTAGCGCTGGTACACAGGAGAGAATCCGGGGGGGAGAGATGAGGCATTAAGCTCAAGAACCTGCAACTCAACAGGCTCATTAAGTGATGCCATGGAGTTGGTAGCCATTATTCAATCCTCACCTGACATCCAGATAGCGTTACCGGGGAACTGGTAACTATGCGGATCTTGAATGCGATGTTTTTACGAACTCTTCCCGCTCTCCTTAAAATCACCCTCTTGTCGTAAACAAACGGTGCGTTTTGCTCAACCATCCGCTCCTGACCGAAGTTGATGCCATCGGCAGTGGCAGAGAGGAACAGTCGATCAGCGTACTGTGCAACGCCGGTCGATGATTCAAGCTCCAGATCGAAGATGCGTGCGTTATCTGCTTTGAACATAGGAGTGAAGAGCAAGTGTTCCTGCTGCTCGCCATACTGGCTGGAGATATCGAACTGCAGGACACCTTTCATCGGAGAAGTTTTATCGCCGCAGGTTATCTGGTTTCCATCGTAGACAAAGTCGATTGCACGGTAGACCTCATCTGACATCCCGGTTTTCAATATGGCCCATTGCGGACCGTTCTGGCTGGCAGATGAGTCATAGACCAGCACATGCCGGGGAAGATGAACTATCAGCAGCTCATGAGCATCGAATCGCAGTGACTCCAGCACTCCGGTCGCCAGCTCTGATGCTGAGTAATCACGCAGTATCTTCTCGATTGACGCCGTTGCCAGCGGTTTGGCTTGCCCGGAGTCGATAAAGTAGATACCGGGCGCACCGGTCGCGGGGTTACTGATGATTGCGAAGCCATCGAGGAACGTGCATTTGCAAAATGTCCCGGCGATCCCCTTCGTCACCATGTATGCCGGGTTAGCAACATAAAGCGCAGCGCCAGCAGTAGTTGCGCCCGTCAAAGAGAAATACTCAGTCGTCGATGTGCCGAAGCAGACCACGAAGTCATGCCAGACGCCCATGCCGATAATACCGTCTGGCTGGGATTCGGCCCGATATTCTCCACTGT